GAGCAGCTGCAGTAGGCATGAGCTCCGTTAAGGCAGCAGGCAAAATGGAGCAGCTTGAAATTGCCTTTACAACAATGCTTGGCAGTGCTGACAAAGCAAAAACCATGCTAAACGAGCTGCAGGATTTTGCCCAGGCCACTCCATTCGATCTGGAATCTGTAACCAATGGTTCCAGGCGTCTTCTTGCCATGGGTTTTGCTGCTGAACAGATCATCCCGGTCATGACTGCGGTCGGTGATGCAGCTTCCGGCCTTGGCCTGCAAGCCGATGGTATTGACAGGATCACCCTTGCGATGGGGCAAATGGCCGCCAAAGGTAAAGTTTCGGCAGAAGAAATCCGGCAACTGGCAGAGGCCGGTATCCCTGCCTGGAAATTTATTTCCGACAGTCTTGGCATAACTATCCCGGAAGCAATGAAAAAAGCCGAGCAAAGCCAGATCAGTGCCGCCCAGGGACTGAATGCGATAGTCGCCGGCATGAATAACAAATTCGGCGGTATGATGGAAGCTCAATCTAAAACGATCGACGGCATGTGGTCAAACCTTATGGACTCCATTAGCCGCACGTCTATTGCCGTTGGTAACGATATTGTAAAAACCTTTGATCTGCATAAACGCCTGGCGTCGGCTATGGACTTTTTTGACGATTTCAGAAAACGTGTCGATAATTCCGGCCTGCGCAGCGCCATCATCCAGAGCGTGCCGACCGAGGTCGTTGCCGCTGCTTTTGTTGCTATTGATATAGCTGTTGTAACAACATTACTGCCGGCAATCAGTAAAGCTATAGCCGCCTTTAGGGCCCTGCGGGGCGCCATGCTGTCAACGCCGATCGGTATTGCTGCAACCGGTGTCGCAGCTCTTGCCACAGCGGCCTATGACAAAGCGCAGCAATATGAACGCGGCGGCCAGGAACGGCAGGATCTGCTGCAGGGTGTGTTTGATGCCGAAGGCGTCAGCGGTTATGAAGATTATATCAAAGCGGCAACTGGAGCGCCTGAAACCGTAGCAGACTGGCGCAAAATCGAAGAATCAGCGGCCGCCGCGGCCAAAAGTGCTGAGTCTGCAGCTAAAACGCAACCAGATTTTAGCAATCTTGGCAACTACAGCGCCGATACAGCATCCGGCAGCAGCGGCAGAGGAAAACAGACTCGCGAAACCTCTGCCCAGGAAGCCAAAGCATACCTTGATCTGTTTGATAAAGCCCTGCAAAAAGCGGAATCTTTCCGATCTACCTGGGACAGTATCACCGGAAAAACTACGACCATGTTTGATAACGCAGCTGAACAGGTCCAGAAAGTCACCGATTCTTATAATGCAGTGCGTGATGCCAGGATAAAAGCTGAAACCGAAGGTAATACCAAAGCTGCCGCGCTGCTTGCCGAAACTGAAGCACAAAGGCTGGCGCTGATGCAGGAAACTGAAACCAAAGCCAAAGAAATTTTTGCAGACAGCCTTCTGCAGCGTAAAAATGCAATGCAGGAATTTAATAACGAAATGCAGACACTGGCAGAAAACAACCAGGCAGCAATTTTAGCAGCTTTTCAGGGCCGCCTGACTGCTGAGCAGGAAATGGAACTGGAACAGAACCTTGCCCGGCAGCAGCAGATGCTTGAAGAACAGGAATTGCGCCAGGCATACTATGACTGGCAGCTGGAAAGCCAGGAAAGCCTGCTGTCGTTTGGTCTGGAAGCAGCGCAGACGTTAAAAGACGGACTTGCTTCGGGTCTTGCCAGCGTAATAACCGAAGGTGCTAAGCTCGGAGACGTGCTTAAAAATCTTGGCAAACAAATCCTCAATATGTTTATTCAGTGGGTCGTCGGCCGTCAGCTGGCCGCTACATTTTCCAAAATGGCAAATAAACTTGCCTTTGCTGAAACAAAAAGTATAGCAACTGCCAGTGCCGCCGCCTGGGAGCCAGCCGCAGCTTTGGCAGAGGCCGCCGTTCCCGGATCTATCGCCCGCGGCGAAGGTCTTGCAGCCGCAGTAGCCGGCAAAGCTGCCGGCATCGGTGCTGATATTTTCAGCAGTAATTACGGCAGTCTTGGCTCTGACAGTTTTATGAACGGTGGCCTTGACAGCGCCATGGGCGGTCTGAATACCGGCAGTGCCAATCTTGGCTCCGGCGACTTTATGTCCGGCGGCATAAGCAGCGCACTTGGTGGCGGTGGCAGCAGCATAATAAGCGTTACAACAAATAATTATGGCTCTATCAATAACGGCTGGGACGCCGATCAGCTTTTGGGCGGCTTAAACGATAGTGTCCTTGGCGCATTAAGGAGTTCTTAAATGGCAGTTAAAAGAGTTTTATACGACCATAAAACAGCCTATCCTGATGATTATATAACCGTGGTATCGGCAACCGGGGTCATGCAGCGGCTCTACCTGCGTATTGGAGTAGATAATGTCAATGACCTCAAAATGCGCATCAAAGAAGCTGACAAAGCTTTTTCTCATGGCAGTTATGCTTACGGCGACGGTAAAGTCGAAAGCCGTAAAATAAAGCTTTCATGCCATATCCGGGGACGGGATCAGCGCGATCATGACCGGCAATACAATGAACTGATCAGCCTGCTCGCCCAAAGGGCTTATTCACTGCGTTTGGCCAGAGCAGACCGCGAATACCATATCGCAGGCTTAACAGATGTCAAGCAAAAATGGGTCAAAGGCTTTAAGTGGAACTGGTCAGATGTTGATATCACCCTGCTTTTGACAGATCCATTTACCTACGCAACAGCTGACACGGTGCAAAACATTGAGTTCAGCGAAGCGCAGACTGATGCAGCAATCAGCTTATATAATGACTCATCTATAGATGTACCGCTGATAATTGAATTTTCGCCGCTGGAGGGGCAAGCGATGGATAATGTTAAGATCGTCCATACTGACAGCGGCGAACAGATGCAGCTGACCGATGCACTGCTCAGCTATCCGCATAAAGTGCGTATAGACGGCAACGTCGGCACAGTAAGACGTGACAATGACAACAGCATCAATACCTTTTCGGGCGTCTTTCTTCATGCGCTGGCCGGGCGCAATGAATTCAAGTTCACCGGTAGCGCAGGACGGATAAGCATAATTTACAGATCAAGGTGGTTTATATGAGTACAGGCAATCTTTTATATGGATTATATCCATATGGCAAATATATACACGCCGGACTTGTTGGTATTGCCGGCGGTTATACAGATGACCAGATCGGCTACCTGCCCGATCGCTTCGATGCCATTGCCTACAATAAAGATGGTACTAAATCAGCAATATTTTCCAGCGGCGTCGAAGGCAATGCGCTCGAAAAAATCACTTTTGAAATCGTCGATACAGGCTGCGGCAAAGCAGAGTTTACCTTCCGGCGCCTGCCAACAAATACAGAGCTGTCTGTAGATCAACGCATTGACATTCACCTGTTTAATGATCCGCGGCCCTGGTGGAGCGGGTATATTTTAAACTGCCCGGCGCAGGGCAGCACAGCCGACAGCTACAAATACACGGCTCATGGTTACTATAACAAACTGGACGCAGTCGTGATTTTCGCAGACTATTTGAGCGATGAGATATCTGAGATAGTTTCTGAAATAGCGCGGCAAGCAGAACTTAAATCAGGTCTGAATTATAATAGAAACTTACTGATAAATACAAACTATACAGCATCACGGATCCAATTTGATGGCGTTACAGCAAAAGATGCGCTAAAACAATTATCTGACTTTGCAATCGATTACGTTTACGGCGTTGACGAATACCGCCGTTTGTTCTTCCGTCCGCGCAACCGCGAGGTCAATGAACAGGCCCGCTTCTGGGTAGGTGAGCATCTTAACAGCTTCGAACCGCAGGAAGACGCTGAAAAAATTTATAACGTTATTCCGATCAAAGGCGCTGCAGTAGATGGCAACGGCGAGCAATGGATCGCGACAGTTGAAGATGCTGCAAGTCAGCTTAAATATGGGATACGTGAAAAGATATTAACACTTCCTTCGGCTTACTCAGCAGCTGATGCTGAGCGCTGGGGACGCAATCAGCTGACATCTGTCGCGTACCCGGTGCAATCTGCTAAAGTAAAAGTTGTGCATTTGGAATACCCTCTGGCTGACGGCCGCTTTAACGTCCGAAAAATGTGGACTGACGGCGAGGCGGTAATTACCGACAGACACGGCGTGGCACATCAATACCCGATATCAAAACTAAAATATACTGTATCTGCAAGTGATGGCATCAAATGCGATATGGAACTCGGCAAGCCGCCGGGAACTGTAGATGTCTACCTGTCTAATTTGTCCAGGTATGCAAAAGACCTGGAATTACTACAGGCAGCAGCGACCAAACAGCTTAAATAGGAGGTAAAAAATGGCAAATCCAAGCAATTACAGATATGATGCATATTCTGACATTCCATCCAGCATAACACTGACAGAGCGGCATTTAGTGCCGGCTATATCTCCGTACGTAGTTACGCTTGCTGAGGTCCCGGTCAAGTCGGCTCCATCGACTACATCAGCCCGATATATAAATACTATTTCCGGCAGTTCCGTTACCTATGGAGATTTACTGACAGAGGTATCTGCAACCCCGGTATCCGGGCAGTATTACCCGGATTACCACACAAATGCCGATAATAATGAAAACTGGAACACAGGCCAGATTCTTTTTGCTGCCGCAGATGCCGGGAAGATGATCGAAGTGACCTATTCAGCCAAAGGAACATTAACAGGTGTTACTTCGGCAGCGTATCCGTCGTGGTGGCGCGATCGCGGCGACGGCAGCGACGGTGATTTCTACCCTACAGGCAACGTAACGATCGGTGGACGTAAGAATTATCGCAGCGTATACATTCCCGCCGGTGTGACTGTAACTGTCAACGGCTTTGTTGATATCCGCTGTCAGGGAATGTTTATAAATGAAGGCACCATAAACGCCAGCGGTGGTGGAGGACAACCCGGGCAGCAGGTGAAAATAAGAAAGCTATACGGGGCAAGTATAGGGGTTAACGGAAATCCTGGCGAACCAGCAATCGGCGGCGGAGCTGGGGGGGCGGCTGGTTCCAGTTCAGATTCAGGATATTATGGAGTAAGCAGCAGCGGGGTTAAACTAGGCGGTTCAAGGATTGGAAGTCTTGATGCTGCAGGCATTTTAGCAGGCTGCTATAGCGAAGAAATTCTCGGAGGCGGTGGTGGATCAAGCCCCGGTGTGTATTCAATCTCCGAAGAAGGCAGCACAGAAACACTGTCAGGTGCAATCGGAGGCCCCGGGGGCGGTATGATTCGAATTGTAACAAAGACACACAAAAATACAGGAACCTATATATCAACAGGGTATTCCGGTAGTTCTGCCACATTAGACAGCGCGATACAAACTGGTGGTGGCGGAGGCGGTGGTGGTGTGGTACTTGTAGTATGCGAAAGGAATTTAATTTCCGGTACTGCCAGCATCGGCGGCGGAGCTGGGGGTGCATATGGCGGTAGTGGCGGTGCCGGCTGGTATCGCGTGATTGAATTGGGGGTGAGCTGATGATAGTAACCAACGGAAAAGACATTGTTTGTTCATATGGTGATACCTTTAATTGCGCATGGGAAGTAGAAGGCGTAACAATAGCCGATAATATTACATTTTCAATCAAAACGACCGAAGGAAGTACCGATGTTCTTCTTTCAAAAACATGTGAAGTATCAGGTCAGCTTATCACTGTAAATATTACTGCAGATGAATTTGCTGAAAAATTACCGGTTGGTGATTATAAATATGATCTTGTTATGGTTGCGGACGAAACAAAAACAACATTGTTATTTCCCGCAAACTTTCACGTAAAGGCGGTAGTACATGATGAATAAGCCAATCAAGGTAAATGTACAAACACCTAAAATCACGCTGCAGGCTAAAGCAGGCCTCGAAATAATCCAGTACGGTACATTGACCGTTGGCGAAACAACTACCCTTGCAGCCGGGGAAAATGCAACGGTATTAAACAGCGGCACTATTGAAAATGCAGTTTTGAATTTTGGTATACCAAAAGGGCATGATGGCACCAATGGTATTGACGGCACAGACGGTACAGCAGCTACTATTGCTATCGGGACGGTAACAACAGGAGAGCCGGGCAGTAGTGCCTCTGTAGTCAACAGCGGCACGGCAACGGCGGCAGTGTTTGATATAACTATACCCAGAGGGGATAAAGGCGCAGATGGTACAGGTGCAGGCGATGTAATAGCTGCTGCCGATAACGCTTTCACAGCTACAAATACCTTTTATGGAGTTTTAAAAACAAAATCTGACATGCAGGCAGTCGGCTCATTACCGACAGTCTTACAACGAGGGGACTCAAATATTCAGACCTATACCCTTAAAAACGGTTTGAGCCGAAGTGTAGTATTTAGAGACACTGGCGATATGACTGGATATGCCAAAACGTTTATTATTTCTGTTGCTCGGTCAGGCGGAACTGGAACATTCAGCATTGGTTCTAACAATGGCATTGGAGCTAATACTCCTACAGTTTACATGGTGGATGGTGCCTTGCCTGATATTGTTGATGGCGAAGTATTGAAAATAGCCATGGAAGTGAATGAGCCTGCAAATGCTATCTTTATCTATATCCTCGGAAAGGTAGCATTGTAACATGGGCTTGTCAAGCAAATTGATATTAGCGTCAAAGAAAGCAGGAACGCTTATAAACTGGCAGGGAAACGCAAGCCTTGCTTTGACATATGCAGGAATAGACGCATGTGTATACAGTTATACCCGTGCTTATCAAGATGAAGGAGAGGGGAGCTTGTCTCCTTTACTGCAAACAGTTAAAAACGATACCCAAATTTATAATTTAACTCTTGCAGTCGATCCTAATAGCATAATGTTATTTGAGGCAGCATTGTACTTTTATAATCTTCCGGAGCCTGCCCCGCCTGCTTCCAAAAGGTTTACTGGGCTGTCAAGGCTTATTGTTCACTCTACGACAGGAGAAAGTCCCTTTGTCATAGATAATATGGACAGTCTTTTTGATCCTAACAGTAATTCTTATAACATTTTCAGTGATGATTTAGCTAATTGGGGCTATACAAATCTAACAGCAGCAGCGACTTTAGATTTTACTTTTGAATTGGAGTGGTACGAATGATACAGAAGGTTATTAAATATAAATACGAAGGTAATACGTATGACAGCTTTTCGCAGCTAAAGCAGGTATACCCATATATCAGCTTTCCTATAGGGGCAGGCGATGATGTTCTGTTGGCTTTAGGTATTGAAAAGGTGGAAGCATACCCACCGTTAGAACGCTGCAAGGAAATAATACAAACGCAGGCCGGCCTGCTCTTTGCACAAAAACGTGATACTATCCGCTGGCTTGATATCAATGGAAACAAATATGGTTTTGACTGTGCCTCTGAAGACATCACTAACTTCATGGCCGCATATACACCTTTGCTTATTGCCGGTACTGGAACAGTATTTTATAAAGTATGGCTGTCTGAAACCAGAAAAGGCATTGTAGAGCTTACTACTGATAATATGACTACGGTTTATACGGCGGTAAGATCCGGACAGATGGCAGCTTATACCTGGTATGAGACTAAAAAATCAAAAATCCAAAATGCTGAAGATATTAAAGCTTTACTTGAAATTACCTTGGAGGACTAAAAATGCAGCTACAGTTTATACGATCTAAGCAACGTCTCTACACAATGAACGACTACGGTCAGGTTATTAAACCTTATGAGTGCCGCAGCGATTTTGTACCTGGCTATAACGACCAGGACCAGCCGCGGGAATCGCTTCCGAATGGTAATTACTGGTGCAACGCAGAACTTGGTTATTTTGGCGACCCTTACGGCACTTTTTATATCAGAACAGGAGATTGCCGGGCGCGTGATATACATGGCGGCGGCAGCGGGCTTCCCAATCCTTACGATCCACATCAAGGCTGGGTCCCTACCCTTGGCTGTTTGCGTATGCAAAATGCCGACGGCGAAGAAGTTGCACTGTGGATGATGGCAAATGGTAACAATATGTTACTTGAAGTTGTTGATTAAATGGAGGAATCGAAATGAAATTTTTAAAAAAGCCAGTAACCATCGAAGCGTTTCAATTTGACGGTGATTTTATAGATAGTAATGGTAATTATTACGTGCCTGAATGGGCAGCGAGCGCCCATAAACAGGGCATCTTATATTTTGAAGGTGCAAATCTTTTCGTAAAAACTTTAGAAGGTATTCACGCAGTGAGCTGTAGTGACTACATTATCAAAGGAGTAAAAGACGAATTATATCCATGTAAACCAGATATTTTCAAGATGACATATGAACTTGCTTCCGAAGCGCCATAAGAAGCAATTAAACATAAAAGCAGCCTTTGTGGCTGCTTTTATGTTTAAAATTCGTTCAAAAGTGTTTTAATGTACATTTAAAATAGCTTTTATGAAAAGATCACCACTAAATCAAAAGTCTTATTTTTATGCAGAAAAAATTCTCATTTCAAATTTCGCAAATTCTCAAACAAGATTTCGCGCTATAGTAAACAACAGCATAAATGATAAAAAGAACGCATTGGATAATGCGTTCTTTTTATTTTTCACTGTTATTATTAAATATTATCCGCAGCGCGTTTTCCGTCGCCAGACAGGAACCAAGCTCACTGCTGCCAT